CTACAGCGCCTATCTCTTTTGCGTTTGTAGCAGAACGTCTTACACAAGTTGAACTGAATGCGTTGCAAAACATTGTAGATACCTACCAGTCTGCATTGTCACGTAGGTTTACAGGTATCGCAGGTCCTGTAGACTCTCAGAACTTCATACAAGTTACACAGCTCACACGCTGGCGTCACGCTGAGATTGTTAACGATTTAATCACAGGTTTGTATGTTGATAATCTCTGGTCACTGATAGATGCTTTGTATCCGTTTATTGGCGGCAATGCCTGGTCACACAGTGTCAACGCCAAGGACCCACTACAGTATCAGATTACTTGGAGCGGCACATTTACACACAGCGCACTCGGCATATCAAGCACTGGTGGAACAGGCGTAACAACCCTCGTCCCAAGTTCATCAAATTGCTATATCGGCGTTTACTGTGTTAGCAGCCCAGGCCCCCTGGGGCTGGAGGACGTGACCGCTGGGACTGCACCAGTTCGGCATTTTATACACTATCACCATCCAGCAGGCGTCTTCTTCGACGCAGGAAATGACGCCGATTCACGAATAAGCACGACAATGACGGGGACAACCGGATATAGAGCTGGTTCGAGAGTTGGTGCTAATATGTGGCTGTTTAATGGGACAACAATAGCCATTAGTCGGTCGAACGTCACGAACTTTGGAAATGTGCCGACAACTCCGTTTCGTATAATGCCACCAAATGGACCCACTAATAATTCAAGAGTCTTTGGGTCTGTAGTTATTTCGCGAAACGGCTTGACACCTGCTCAGCACAATCTATTGACTGACCGACTCCAATCATATCAAGATGCCCTAGGCCGTGCTGTTTAATAACACGAGAAACCCCACTAAGCATTACGCCTGGTGGGGTTTCTTGTTTACCTAACCGAACAGCTTATACAGCACTCTGTAGACTTTAACAGCTCGTATCACAAACTCGTAAACAACAATCGCAGTCAGCATGTACTCAAGTTGTACGCTCATGTTCAATCAATCCACAACGATGTACACCATAACAGTAGCAGAATAGTTAAGCAACCGCCTACCAGTCCGCCTATAACAGCCAGTACTTCACACATTAGTAGGTACCTCGTCTTCCAACTTCATCCACTGGTCACCTGGGTCGAACGGTACGTAAGCGTTGTATTCGCTATCCACCAGCCACAGCACACCTTCGCTGTTCTCAACCCAACTGCAAAGCATGTACTCATACTCTTGATCTTGCTCGGCCCGGCGTAGCAGCACCTTAGCTACGTGCTCTTGTGGTGGGACGTTCTGCCACAAGTTCAGCATAACATCGTTACACAGATAGTCTATGTCATCGCGTGTAGGCCATTCAACAGAATCCCGTCCTGTCCAATTATCCACACCAGCAGCAAGTAAAGCATGATAGTCTGCGGACTCTATGACAAGCTGTCTCAATCGTTCTGCGTCAATCTGTACGTACATGTTGTATCTCCTAGAAGTCGTATTGTTGTAGCTTAGGTAGTTCGCACCACTGCACAATGGTGAAGCCTGAGTCTGCTAGAAGCACGTAGCTCCCACCATAGACTACTAACCATTGCCCAGGGATAACTTGCTTAGCCAGAATGTACTCGTTGCTGTCAGACCTGTCTTCGTGAAATGCCATGCAGAGGTGCATGTAGCCTAGCCTGGGCTGACGGCAGCTTGTGGCGGATATTGGTTGGAGGTTCATAGTACCGGCAGTGCCTCCAATATAACCCAGCCATGTACGAAGCCATTCAGCTTCTCCCTGTTGCAGTACACCCAGCCTGTACTGTTGTACGTTACAATCTTGAACTCCAGTTGCTTGGAGGTCCTACGACTGCGCCACAGTACAAGGAACGTGTGGTGGTAGAGGTCACGGGGTACCTCGGGTACATCAGCCACGTCACGATAGTAGTTTACAGGACGTGTGAAGTATACGTCATCCGGTTGGTCACTCATTACTCACCCCTGCCATTACACTGTACGCGTGTAACATCGTAGCATAGTTACGTAACAGCAGCAGACCCAGGTCTGTGGTGTGGTAGGTGTAACCCAGTGTGTTGACACCACACGGCCTACGCTCTAGCAGGCCCAGGTCTATCAGTTTGTGCTGCATTGCCACGATAGCACCGTGTGAGAGCTTGAGATTACACATCATGTCAGCGGTGCGCACGTCGTTACGTCGTTTACAGAAATGCAGCAAGTCGAGGTTGTTCAGCATTAAGCGTGTCATTCGGGGAACTCCAGCGCGAGTTGTATTCCGTCAGCTCTAGCAGCAGGTATCTGCTTGAGTATCATAGCTAGCTCGTCTCGTGGTCTGATGACGTAACCAGCTCCGTCTTGGTGGTACAGCGTGTCAGCCCACTTAGAGTACTTGACACTATTAGGTATTTTACCCTGGGTGGGGTACGGTATACCTGTCTCGTACACCACATCCAGCAATGCATCCACATCATATGGTGGGATGTGACGCACCTGTTCCACCACCCTAACCAACCTCTCCCACTTGCGAGCTAGTGCGTGTGGGGTTGCTTCCACCACATAGAACTTGGCATTGGTGCGGTCACGTACAAGGAACGCTGCGTAGTCTGCCTTGAGTGTGTGGTAATAGAACGACAGTTGCGACAAGTAGCCGTAATCGTCGTGTGGGTTGTAGCGGAAGTCTTTAACCAGGTGACCACCCATAGACTTGACTTCCAGCACCACACGCTTCCCACCAGGTACAGTGACACACAAGTCATAGTGACCCTGTATTACACTGTGGGATACCAACCCTTCTGTGGTGTAACGTAGGCTGGGTGTGAGATCTAGGACAACCTCAGCCCAGGCTTGTGCTACCCTACCCTCGTACATTATAGCCGCTGATTCCAGGTTGAAGCTGCGGCTCTGCCCGTACCACTTGTCTAGGATCTGTGTGACCCAGGGCCTGCCGATGCTGCTAGCTCTGAACTGCACAGCCGGGTCATTCTCGTGCTCAGCCACGCTGTTCAGCTTTGCTAGCACCATAGCGTTGACCTGGGTGGGGTCACACTTGATAGCTTGCAGGTTGCTGAATAACGATTCGAGCTGTACTAGAGGTAACACCATGATTAGTACCAGTCCGATTGAGTGGGCTTGTCTACAGGCGCGTCAGGCACATCGTACCGACCTGTGTCGAGAGAGGCTGTAACCTTCCCTGTGTAACCGTACTGCCCTGAGGTTTCCCACAGTGCTACGTTCAAGAAAGCTACGTGCTCACCCTTGGCTTCAGCGTCCATCATAGCCTTGACTAGGCGCTCTGCCCAGTCGCGGGTGATACAGATGAAGCCGCGAACGTCAGGATGCTTGTTGGTGGGTTTGTCACTAACCACCTCCAACTTGATGATGGCGTCCTGGCGTGGTGAGTACGTAGCGGGTATGAGGTCAAACATCTAGAAGCTCCCGTTCATTCCTACAGGTGTCACGTCTTCAACCACGTCAGCCACAGCAGGTGTGCTGTACAGAATCTTGTTGAGGTCGTACTTCTCTTGAACAGCTAGCATCTCCTCTGTGGTGGGGCGGTTAGCTGGGCGTACTAGGATAGCGTTGACACTGTACTTAGTCTTCAGGCCCTTGCCCGCTGTGCTAATCTTGAAGGCGTGCCAGAAGCTGCCGTCATCCTCGCGGAACTCTCTGTCACGGTAAATACGCACGATGTCAGCCTTGATGCTGAGCTGTGTAATCTCCAGCAGTCCATCGCTACGTGTGCCGTCCTCAGCGTACAGGAACACAGGGAACACCATGAACTCTTTCACGCTGTCAGCCTTACCATCCTCACCCACACGAATGTCTGGCGTAGCTGTGAACTTCTGTGGGGAGCGGATGCACTTCTTGTCGTTAGTCCAGTAGCTGTATCCGATGGCACATGGTCCAGCCAACAGCACTTTGATAGCGTTACCGTCAGAGGGGAGCTTGATGAAGTTCCCACCAGTTGATACTACATACTCGTCAGGAATCAGGTTCATCATAAAGTCGTTCATCGTTAGTACCAGTGTAGGGTTTGTTGGTGGTGCAGTTTAGGGGCATGACCCAGGCCGTGTAGCTTAAGGCTCCAGCACAATGTAACGGACGGTGTCGGGGTGTACAGGTTCTGGTGCGTAACCATTATAGTCCAGCCAGATATTAAGCACCCAGTTCATAATGCTGTACTCGTAGTGAGTATCACCACCTTCATCAGGCGCGGACTCCCATCTAACTAGAGCAAGCGGTGTAGCGTGTGTAGGTGGGTCACCTTGTTGCCAGAGCTCCTCAGGTATTGCTTGGTATGTAGTTGAAGCCATTAACAATGTCCTCCAGGTGTTCAGGTTCTATGTGCGGGAATCTACGTTGCAGCCCAGCGGTACTCATACCGTCGCGGCTTAATTGGCGTATACGGATGTGGTCACTTATCTCGTACACAACATGATGACCCAGAGGTCTGTCATCATCAACATCGTTAGTGCTAGTAAGCACAGGTGCAAGTGCTTGGTCATGTGTCCATCCTTTCTTACGACGTTCGTTGTACAGTGTACGAGACACGTTAGCAGCAGCTAACTCAGCGTTGCTGATAGGGTGTATGCAGTTGGGCCTTGTCATAAGCCTCCATGTAGGTGGGGTTATCTGGATACCGTGGGTCACGGCCTGCACGTTTATCGTCCTTAGCGACGACTTCGATACCGAACAGTAGTGTGCGTAGCATATGTTAAGCTCCTAGTCTAGCTTCCAGTGCGTGTAACCTTCTGTGAGCCAGTGGAGTCATAGCCCACAGATTGGATGGGTCGTTGTTGCTGCGGTTGCTATCGATGTGGTGAATCACGAGACCGTCTGGTACCTGCTTCTTGCTGTGCTCTTTACACCACACTACTACGTGCTCGTACAGATACTCACCACCTACCTTGACTTTGATGTAACCAGTCGGGTCTACGTACCTACCAACATCACTGCTTATATCACCTGTGCGTCTGTGGTTCCGGATACTACGAGTCATGAAGCTACGACGCTCAAGCTCAGCAGGTGTAAGTAACTGACGTATGCGGCGAGCTATACACGTCTGATCTACACCCGTCTCTGCTTGAATTTGTCTACCACTTAACGGCGGCTCTTGTTTGATTAACCTGTCTATGTGTGTGTAATCTATTTTACGTGTCATTTTTCTGACCAATCCTGTACAATGTGGAACTCTGCTTTGATGTCAACACCACCTTGTGGGGTGTTAAGTTTGAACGATGAGAATATCTTGTTAGCCTTAGCTAGTACATCCTCAGCGTAGGTGGTAGGTATGTACAAAATACATTCGTCATGCACGCAAGCAGCAAACCACCCACCTACTTCAGTCACGTACGGCTCTAGTTGTACACACAGCTTATAGAAGATGCTAGCACAACCACCCTGCATCAGGCAGTTAAACGCTCTACGTTCTGCACTTGACCTGGCACCTTGGTCCTTCGATATAATCTCAGGGTAGAAGTGCCTGGTGTTGAGCACGTCGTAGAAGAACCCCACATTCCACTTACGATTCTCGTGTAGTACTTTGCGTACATCACGCTCGTTACGCAACTGGTTGTAAAGCATCTGCTGTAGCTCACCGATAGACAGGTTCTCCTTCACCGTAGTGAGAATCTCCAACGCCTCGGAGTATGTAATACCCAGGGTGAGCGACAACTTAGCAGCACCAGCCCCATAGTTCGATGCGAAGATACCGTTCTTAGCTTTACTCCGTGCAGCCTTGAAAGCTGTGGTGCCTGACTCCACCCCATACCAGTTAGACGCATTAGCGTCGTGGAAGTCAGTACCAGCACGTGACGCTTCAGCCATGCTGCTGTCATGCACCATCAGCTCCAGGTAGTAAGCTAGGATGCTAAGCTCAATCTGACTGAGGTCGCCCACCAGCATAGCGTAACCTGCTGGTGGGGTGAAGCAGGCCCGGATGCGTGGCCCCCATACAGGGTGACGTGCAGATACGTTCTGCATGTTCCTTTATACCTCCTATTCCTAGGAGGAGTAGACTATATCATTACAGCCCTACGATGTAGCGACTGATGTTCCGCGCTTCGAGTTGATTAGACTCTACTCCTTTCGGATAGTCGTTGCACGTTCCAACGAATGTAGTCGGTTATGCGCAGATAATGTCATCATCTGCAAATTGCTGAGGTTGTTGTTAGTAGGATTGTGATCTATATGATGTACAATCATACCTCTTGGTATCTCAGTCAAACCGAGCGCTTGGCACATTACAATGTGATGAACAAAGACATGCTTACAACCCTTACGTCCGGTGTACCAGTCTGGTTTGATTATCATTAGATAACCTTTACCGTCACTGACCTCACCTATATAACATGGGTGTCTATCACCACGCTTACCAAGCATAGGATTTTTATCACCTAGCTTAGACTGTCTGTAACAGCGTGTTTTTCTAGCAGCTCTGAACTCAGACGTGTAACATAACTCGTAATGTTCTCGAAGTACTGAGAGAGGCCAGCCTAGTTCAGAAGCTATATCAGCAATTGAAGTATCTGTGTTCTCAATTAGGTTATTAGCTTCGAGTTCCATACGTCGCGTAACTACAAACTTTACCATCGTGACCCTCCTATGGGTGATATGGTGTTGGCTTCGCTCAGGATTACCCGGTCTGGGCTTCCCCTGAATTCACGGAATGTTTTACTTCACCCTAACAGTTAAGGAGAAGAGCTACTTAGCCGGTGTGTGTCAGTACCTGTTTGGTTCCAACTGCCGTAAATAAAACCAGAGGTTTCATCACGCGCCTTAGCCAACCCAAACAGGTTGTTCTGTAGCCCGTACAACGACCGTACCTTGAGCAGCCGCTGCAAGCATAACTGTAGGGGTGAGCCTTCAGGTGCTTCGCTTAGGTCCCTGTTCAGTATGGCCTTGCTGGTGGCAGGCACACCGCTAGGTGTGACCTCCTTAGGCTTCCAACCGTTAGACATCAGCACAGCTACAACGTCAAGCGGTGAGCTGGTGTTGGGGGTGACAACTTTACCGGTCATCACCAACCCACCTTCAGTCTTCTTCAGCTTGGGTACCTGTGGGTAGTGTTGGGTGAAGCTCGTGACCTCATCCTCATACCCACTCATCAGCTCGCTCAGTGCTGGCACCAGCCTCTCTAGCTCTACATGCAACCCACCGTGCAGGCTCATCATTACTTCGATGAACGGTACATGCAGGTTGTAATAGCTGTCAGCTAGCCGTGGGTCGTGGTCTAGATGCATCCTAAGATGGCACCACAGATACCACGTTAGCTTAGTGTCAGTCATGCAGTAGGCTGCAAGGTCGTCATCCCACTCCTTGAGGAAGGACGGGGGTTGCTTGGCTTTGGGGTAGTCCAGCTCCTCACCCCAGCTATCCAGGCTGTGCTTGAGTCTGATGGGGCAGACACCGTGCGACAGTACCTTGGTGCAGTAGTACGAACCACGGGGTATCGTAACACCGAACTGCCTGAGAGACTTGATGTCGAACTCCGCATTGTGACAGATGAACTTGTAGTCGTCTGCGAGTAGCTGGTGCAGCCTGTCGATAGCAGCGGGAGCCCATGGGTGGGACTCCTCTAGCGCATCATTCTTGAGACATAGCCCAAGTATCCCACCTTTACCCCTTATTGTTTCTAACGATGTTGTCTCTATGTCCAGGGCTATCAGCTTCAACATTACCAGCCTTCAGTGTTATGCAACACTGTGTGTGCTGAGCGGGTCATGAGTTGTAGATTGTCGAGCTCATTGTTTAGCTTGTCTCGGTCTCTGTGATGTACGACCATACCTTTCGGTAGCTCAGTCAGACCTAATGCTGCACACATAACAATGTTATGTTCGCCTGCATAAATGGTACTAGGACAACCAGTATACCATTCTGGTTTTATTACATACCTGTGGCCACTCGACACGCTTACGTAAGCACCGTTTTGATAACGTCTCTGATTACCACGTTGAGCAGTAGCTATGCATCTCTTCTTCCTACTAGCTACAAACTCTGCTGAGTACTGTGCTTTGTAATCATCATCGAGATGTCGGCGACTACATCCAAATTTGTCTGCAATACGAAGTAAGGACATGTCAGTCTCTTCGATTAGCTTCTGGATTTCGGACCACATGTGTGGTGTGATTCTGTTCTTGGTTAACTTAGTCACGATTGGCTCCTGTAATTATTCTTGAGATAGTATACCGGCACCGAACCCTGACTCAGCTTCAACATTACCAGACTCGATAAGGTTCATCATAGCCAGTGCACCCACCAGTTCAGTAATCGGTGCAGCTTTGTGGGTGACTGCATCCCGTTCCAGTGTGTTGAACAGACCGTTCATCGTACGGGTAGCTCGGTCATCTAGCTGTAAGTCACCGCCCCACTCATTCTGGATAGCATCGATAGTCTTGACGTAGCTGTGGAATAACAGGGAGACAGCTTGCTCTAGTTGAGAGTATGTAGGTGACGTCATTAGAACTCCGAAGCCTCAGCGATGGTGTCAATACGTGTAGCAATCCACAGCTCAGCCTCTACATCTGACAGCTTTGGGATGCCGATGAACAAGTTCAAAGACCTAGCAGTGGTGAGTAGTTTAGATACCAGCTCACCAGCTACCCGCATATCCACACCGCTAGTAGGTAGAGCGTAAGTCTCGACACCGTTCAACAGCACAACCCCATCACGTACGCGCCACTCAATACCATTATGAACTTGGTTGGGTCTGCTAGCTATGAACTCGGCCAGCAGTGGCACGAGCTTAGCTGCTTCTTCGATCCTCAGTGTGACATGCTCTAAAGTCGTCCACCCATCTGCTGCCAAGCCTTGCTCTTCTATAAAACACTCTGTGGGAGATTGACAGAACACAACTCTGATGTCAGCAGCATCGTCGGGCCACAGTATAATAGGTTTAGTCATGGAGTACTCCTGGTATGTGTGTGTGTAAGCGCTGTATCACAGTCTGCACATCTGCCTGATAACCGTCAGGTAGGTTAGCCCGTATTGCTAGCGTCATAGATCTGTCAACTGTCTGACTCAGCGGTATGACGTGACGTGCATCAATGTCATCTAGCACCGCTTCAAGCAAGCCCTCTAGCGTGTGCTGTAATGCGTAGCTGTATTGCAGTAGCTCGTCGTAGGTGGGTTGTGCCATTACACCACCTCCCGTGCAACGCTGTGCTTATTCATCTGTACTGTGGGTGGTTGCTTGGCTTTGCGTAAAGCCCAGTGCAATTTTGAATGAGCTGTGTTTGTCATCAGTTGTAGATTGTCAAGACTGTTGTTTCCTTTATCGTGGTCGATGTGATGCACCACCATACCTTTTGGTAGCTCAGTAAAACCCAGTGCCTCGCACACTACGACTATATGTTCAGGTATGAATTTAGATGACTTCGCACCAGTGAACCAGTCAGGTCTACGGACAAATACGTAACCACTGTTAGCTCTCTTCTTACGCTTTACAGTACTTACTGCTATTGGATTGCAGCGCTGCTCACGTGCACACCGGTACTCTTGTGGGTAGTGCAACTCGTAACCTTCCTCAAGAAGCTGAAGGTCAACACCGGTCATCTCTGCAATCTGAGCAAGCGTGTGATTCGTAGACTGTATTAACTGCCGTAACTTCAGTGGTAGGAATGATTGCACCCTGATGGGTAGATACACTGTCATTGGCTGTACTACTCCTGTACTGTAGGTATGTGTTTGATCGATGTACCTACAATAACACTAGTTACTGTCAATGACATCAGTAGTTATACTGAAGTTTGTTTGCTGACACCTAGGACCGGTCTCTACCCCTCACCTACCCCTACCTACCCAAGGGCCACTAGAGGGGCCTTGGTGGGGCTTGTAGGCCCCGCTGTGTGGACATTGATCGGGGTTCCCAGGGTGTTAGCCGGGCCGGTCAACGATCGGGGTAGTACACTGAGTAGTACATGCGGTGGTTTACCCTACCGCCTTCAGCCAGTGCTCTACACCTGGCATAGTAACAGCTATCGTTGCAAGGTACAGGTCAGCTTGCCACTTAGGTAAGCGCGCTGTACCGCACCGCTCACGTCCTGTCTTCGGGTCGATGTGGCAGATTACGTAAGTCATGGCAGCTCCTCAACTGTGTATATAAGGTGGGGGAACATCTCACCCAGTAACGTTGCATCAGCCTTAGCTGACTGCTCTAACAGGTAGAGCGTGGGTAAGTAGAATCCGTGGTCTGTGTCAGTGTTGTAGCTGTGTATGCGGTAGCTCATAGCTTTTTAATCCAGTAGGTTGTGAACGGATCACTGACCTCCAGCTCGTCCAGCGCAGCTAGTGCAGCGGCGTGGGAGTAGCACCCACAACAAACGACAAGGTGCGTTTCAGGGTCAGAGTAGCAAATCGTGTACACGGTTACAACCTCACGAATGAGTAGGAGAATGACAGCGGACTCATGTACTCAAGTGCAGTAGCATTATGCACTTCCAGCTCATCAAGTAATGCACTGTGTGCATCTCCTGTGAC